TTTCTTCTTATCCCAAGGTGCTTTCTTTAGACTTACCTGACTCTTTGGTTTTGCTTGTGCAGATTTACTTGCAAGTGCACGTCTCTGCATCTTAGGTGTAATTCTTATTTTCTTTGCCTCTGTCCAGTTCTCACCTTTTGGATCATATGCATTGTACATACAAGACTTGTTCTCTTTAGTGGGTTTACCAAACATGTCGCCACAATTTTTGCAACACATGTTCTCCATTCCATCACTTAGTCCTCTCAATCCTGCTTTGTTTCTCAATTGAGCACTAGACTTTCTACTTCTAACAATCTTAAAGGAATTAGCACGTTTACTAATACTTCCAAGAGATGTTTTGGTAGAACTGGGTTTTGCTTTCTTACGAGTGTTAGGTTCCATACCTTTCGCATGAAACTCTTTCATCTCTGGTTTGTCATGAGTATAACCCATCTTGTCCATCTTGACGTGATCGGCATATTTCTTTGCCATATAACCCTTACCTGTTTTAGGATCATACATCATGTGTGGTTTGAAATCTTTTTTATCCATTATGCTAGATCCTTATCGTGATTAAGTCCACCTTTTTTCTTCTTAACGATGAATGCATTAACTCTTGCATGTCCCCATTGATCTGGAGTTGTACCTGGTCGATGACCAGTTTTCCATGCCGCTTTTCCTCTATTGAAAACTGTGCGTAAAGTCGATACAGAAATACCAGACTTCTTTGCTTTATCAGCAAGGGACTTACCTGCTTTATCTGCCTCTTCTAAATAATCTTTAAATTTTTTCATAGTCTTCCTCCTGGTGCAGGTAACCCTAATTTAGATTCTAATTCTGTTATTCTCTTTTTTGCATTATTCATACGTGTTTTATTGTTATCTCTCATACCAGAGATAAACATGCGATATGCTTGAGACAGACTTACGACCATTGCTCTCTGCTTACGGTCATAAGGAGTTTCCTCATTCAACTGTTCATGTCCATCATAGAATTTTCTAAAACTCATTTTGTTTCCTTATTCTTTTGCTTTGTAACAGTTGTACGAGCACGATCCATTTCTTTATCTTGTTGAACTTTTCGTGCGGCATCACTTGCTTTTTCTAAATCATTAATTCTTTTATGTTTTCTCTTAACACGTGCCAGTGCGTCTTCTTCATCAAACATTTTTTTGATAGCATTTGTATACTTTGAAGGTTTGGTCTTGGCATCTGCATCACCTGGTGCAGGTTTGTATGCAGACGGATCATTGTCTGCTTTCTTCTTACCTTTAGCAAAGTGTGCGTCTCTCTTATCTTTTGTAGACTTGGAAAGACCTGAAAAATATTTCTTAGGTTGTGTACCCTTCTTGTCTTTAACATCTGGGTCTTGGGCAACTTTTGTTTTCTCTAGCAACTCTATTGCATCTAACCAGTATCTTTTCTGCACGTTACTCTTCTCTACGATAACATAATTAGCACCTAGGTGGGTAACCTTACCAACTTCATCTGATTCTTTTACAATAACCTTATCACCAATACTATAGAGATCACCAGTCACATATTGTTCTCGTGTCTCTGATATCGGGTTCAATTGTATATGATTTTTGTATTCTTTTTGTTCCTTCAACCCCATACCCTTACGGACTGTGTTGAATAAATTCTTTGCGTCTGCGTTAGAGAATGTCTTTGGTAGACCCTGACTAAAACTTGTAAAGTCACCTTTACCTGCGGCCGCTCTCATCTTAGATGCAGACATCCCTGTCGCACCTTCTGCGTCTGGATCTCTGTCTCCTGCAGAAACTACGTTGATGTTTCTAAAGTTATAGAAACCATGCTTGCCTTTCTTGGCATTATATTTTTTGATTAGAATATCAAACTCATTGATGCGGTCTGCACCAACAACCATAGTAACATTCTTGTAACCCATATCATATAGTTTTGTCAACAGATCAAATAGGTTCTTGATCTTCATGTCCAACATAATCCTACGTGCATGACGCGGAAACATTTTACGTGCGACTTTTATTTTATCTTTATATGATAATGGATTCTTTTTTGGGTCTGAGGATTGTGACAGGTAAACGAAGTACGGATTGTTCCCTGCCTTACGCGAGAGAACAGTCAATAGTTTCTCATGACCAATAGTGGGTGGATTCATTCTACCCCACGTGAAGAAGACTGTTTTCTCTTCTTCTACCAGAAAATTCTTAAAAGATCCTATCAACCTTTTTTCCTTTCGACTTCTTTCTTACGAACATCCTTGAACATTCGTTTAGCAATCATATCAATTCTTTTCTTCACTGAGGGTTTATCTAGTCTCTTTTCAAGTTCTTGTCTACGTGCGAAAGGTAAATCATTTTTATCTTTACCCTTAGTCAACTTTTTGAGAACTGCCTTACGTGCCGCTTTACGTGCACGTCTTTGTAACACCTCTTTATTTGCCATACGTCTTTTTGCTTTCTCTCGACCAATTTTGATCTTTTGCTTGAGACGCTTCATTCTTCGCCCAACCTTCATTCGTTGTGCAATAGAAAGTGCTTCGGTTTCGGGTTCAACATCTTCGTTGCCAGAATAGGTTCTTTTCTTTTTGGATTTTCTATAATTGATTAATTCGTCCTCGCCTGGTGCAGGTTCCGAATTGATCATATCTCTAAATCGCAATGGTTTTGCCATTCTAATTCCTTCCTGGTTTGTCCCATCCCTTTAATATATTCGGTGAAAAGTTAGCGTAGGAAAACTCCATACGGTCAACAATTTTCACTGCATCACCACCAAGTTTGTCTATAGCGACATAACCCTCTTGTCCTGTAACACGATACCCCCTCTTGGTTTTGAGAAACGTGCTAACGTTTGAGAGTTTATTAAGATTATTTATAAGTTTCATTTTCGCAAGAACTATGACTTTTTGTAAATCAAACATTTTCACCAGAGATTGGCGGTTCCCTGGTGAAAAGAAACTTAGTATTTCGTCTAACTTTTTTTGTTGCGTGGACTTCCCTTTTTCCGTTTTCCTTTTGTCGATTTCTTTTTGGTATTTTTGTTTGATCCACGTGATAAGACGCGAAGCGTGGGTCTTGGTATTCTTAATGACTTCACCCCTGCGAACATACGTATTATTAAATTGCTCAATAAGTTGGGCAAGTGCAGGATCTTTTTCAAGAGTCCTAAGAGTAGTCCCACTAATCTGGTTAAATATTTTACCAGCAGTTGATAGATATTCGTTAACTTCATCTGTATCCTTCCTATTCATAGTTAGGTTAGTTAGATCCCTGAGTATTGCATCCTGACTCCATACATTTCTACTTGAATTGAATTTTGATATATCAACTCCATATGAAGCACGAAGAGACTCGAAAGAGTTTCCTTTGTAGGTAGTATGCCAGACAATTCCGATTTTACTTTTCATAATAGCATCTGATGCTTCTGACTCTCTCGGCACTGCATAGACGATAGTATTTGGATGAAAGGTTATGTAATCCTTTCCCTTAATCTTTTTTGTTTTTACATCACTCTTAGAATATAAGAAATCTCCTTGAATGATACCTTTGATTCCCAACTCAGGTAAATGTTTTAATGCCAATTTCATTTTAGTGTTAAGGTCTCCACTGGTATCGGCATCAATGTCTGCATTTGTTTTATAGACTTTTGGTGTTTTGGCAAAGATTCCTTTCTTAGCAACAAAGAACTCTCCGTCTCGTGGATCGGTTCCGCAAAAAATAGCAGGAGCACCGTCCCACTTAACAGATACCTTACCATCCCCTTCACCCCCAAGCATGTCACGTAGAGATCGTAAAGCAAGGATAGCATCACGAGTTCCCTTGACTCCACCATAAAGAACCTTGTCCTCAATGTGAGTCATGTGTGTATTCTTTTGTTCTGTTATGAAATCCGAAAATTGCATTATTTTACCTTTAAGTGTACTGCAGAGTTTGCAGATTGTGATGAGGCAAATCTAAACATTAGAGTAAGAAACTTTTGTTCTTTACCTTTTAGACTGTTGAATATGCTAGTAACCAAATACTTAGATACTGCCCAGTTGTCATCTTTATTCTTAGCAAGTTCTTTAAACTTGTCAAGGGTTAATTTTGCATTTGGGGATTTATTATATTCGTCATACCACTTCTTCATAAATCCATCTTTATTCTTACGGAACATCTGTACCAGTTGCTTCTGGTCTTCTAATGGTTTTGCTCCTGCAAGTTTCATTACTTTACCCATAGGAGAAGAGGCACCTTGACCACCAGAAACTTTTCCGTGTTTTGCCGCTTTTCCTATAATCTCTGCTTGGAAGGTAGGGAAAGTCCTGAACTGTATCTCTCCTTCCTGAAACATAATGTAACCATCTTTTGCTTTCCAGTAATCTCTCTTACCAAAAGATAGACTCTTAAATTTTGGTTCTTTGAAAGGTTTCTTATAGTTTACTTGAACAACCTTTGCTTTCTTACCAGTAATTTTTTTGAGGGATATGCCCATCACATCACGATTTGCATATGCCAGTAGTAGCATATTGTTTAGTGATGTTATTGACTTAGCACTTTCCCAATCGTATTTCTGAGAGTCAACTGCTTCAATCCAGATATCTGCAGGTGACCATTTGTTTACATCATTGAAAGGTCTGCCAGAAGCATTGTTCAATTCTTTGAATCGTTTCTCCATATACTTTTGAAGACCTTCTCCTCGATACCACTTGTACTTCTTTCTACCAAGTGCTCTCTTTAATATCTCAGCACCGCGAATAGATGATACTCTCCAGACTTCTGGCAATGCCATTATATCCTCGAAGGATGTATCAACATTTACTTTGGCATGTGCCGCTTTCAGTTCATCCACCGACCATAAAGTATTCGGATTGTCCCAGATACATTGAGCATATACACACTGTGCAGACTCTGCCGAGGCAGTTTGCTTTGCTCCACCACCAGAACCAGATGTCCCACCACCAAACTCTACTGTCTTTTTGAGATTATTAAATCCAATCTCTTTACCATCTTTTGTTTTAAATTTAAAACCACGTTCTTGTTTACCAGACTTAATTGCTTTCTCTACTTCGGGATTCTTTTCAATGACTACATTAGAACCGTCATTTGTTTCAAACGATTCTCCGTTCTGATATTTCTTTAGGAACAACTTTATTCTCCAGTCATACTTTTGTATCTCTGGTAGAGAAAGTGCACCCTCTCTTAAAAAATCAAATGTAATCATATTTTTTCCTTATCAGAAGCAATTATAGACTATTTATAATAGTTTGTAAATAAAAAAAGACCCGAAGGTCTTTTCATTTTTTGTATTGTTTATTATGTTTTTCTTGTTTCTGCCGCGAATACTTGAGTGCTCTTTGACGTGCTTTCTCTTTTAACTTCGGGTCCCAATGCTCGAAACCATCTATCCCCCAATCTCGTGCCCATGCCGCGTACTGATCTGGACTATGCTTCTTCGCCATTTTGAATTGCTTTCAATTGTTCTACTAGAGACTTTGAATCTTCTGGTGACTCTATTAGATGTCTACGTGCAGTGTAAAGTCTTTCGAGGCGTTGCTTTACTGACCGCACTTTTCGTTTTACACCTTCAAGGTGTTTGATTTCTGCTTCTACGCGAGGGAGACCCAAGGCAATTGCCTTGGAATCTCTCACAACAGATCGTAATCTCATACTATAATCCATTATGCCGCCTCTGCAAATTTAATTGCAGTTTGCAACGCATCACGTTTCTTACTTTGGTTATAACCGAACCAACTGTTTGCAAGACGATTCTCTTGGTTATGACCTTGTACGTGATCTGTTATGTAAGTGATGGAGTTGAATGCTTGCCACCACGAACCCTCTGCGTAGTTTGCACCTGGTTGTGTTTCTAACACATCAAGAGCAAGTTTAGCATTTCGTGACAATGACTCTGCAGTTGTCATACCTTCTTTGACTCGCTTGTCAGAAGAACGTGGGAAAACTGTATTGATGTAGTCAATGTACGATTCGTTAGTGTATCGCTTAGAACCGAGAAACGATGCTATCTCTTTGTATTTTGCCATCTTCTCTGTTGCAATACCTAACTGTTCTTTTACGATCTCAGGACTAAAGACACCTCGGTGACCGATCTTCACTTGACGATCTGAACCGCTATCAACCGCAAAAGTCAACGTGTTGCTACAAACAACACGAATTGGAGTAAACATTACATTGATGGATTTACCATACTTGTGTGGGTTTGAGAAAAGTAAGTAGGACTCGACTGTGTCACCTTTGAACAGTTCGAAAGAGTCTTTTACTTTTGCAAGTGCCCAGACAATCTGACCATCTTGTAATGAACCTGCAGTGTGCATTTCCATGTCACCTGCCATTACATACTCATGAAAAAAGTTGAACGCTTCTGCGTTTTGACAAGGGTTCCAACCTTTACCGACATTGGTAAGGATCTTACCGTCAGTTGTACGCACTAGCGACTTCTGACCTGTCGGAACTTGTTCTCCGTTGAAATCAATATAAGATTCAACTTCGGCAACTGTCCAGTCAACCCCTGCTTTCACCATCATTTGTTCTGGTGTTAAATCATTAGAAACTGGTACGCCAAGTCCATGCCATGGAACTTCTCCTGCGTATGCCATTGTTTCGACCATATGTGCCATTACACATCTCCTCTTTGTTATGTAATTATTATATCAAATAAAAAAGCAAAAGTCAAGCACTTTTTTTATTTTTTTTAAATTTTAAAATTTTCTAAATAATTTTTTACTAATTCTGGTTTTGTCAACCATGCAACCCCACCATTTGCAGAAGAATAATTTTTAACTTTCATTTTTCTAAAATTCGTTTTCACATTTTCTACATCTATAGATGGTTTAATTTTAATAAAATATCCTCTGTTATTTTTAGTTGGTATGTCTTTAATTGTATTGACTGAAGCACCCATAACAAAGAAATCATAATCATCTTTATTACTATATTTCCAATCATCAGTTTCTTTATAAAGATTAGGATTAAATCTAAGACATTCACCATCACTTTTTTCAAATATAAAAAATGAACAAGGAACATGATATGTTTCACCATCTATAGTAAATGAATTATTATCTAACTCTATTATATTTTTTAACCTATACTCTAATGGAATATATTTTTGTAATGTATGCTTATTATAAACATTAGGTAAGATAAATGCAACTGTATAAACATTATTAAAACTACAACTATGTTGCAAAAACATTTTACTTAATTTGTTTCTTTTACCAAAAGGTGGATTTCCTATGACCAAAACTTTTTTATATTTTTCATTTACTTTATAATCAAACCAATCAACTTTGAGGATATCAGAGTTCTCTGGTTCTATATCCAACCCAATTTTATTATTATGATTTATTTGATTATAAAACGATCCATTTCCAGCAGATGGTTCTATTACTAAATCGTATTGTTCAAAATTAATATAACTTAAACATTTTTTAGCAACATTAGTTTTAGTATAGAATTTGTCTAAAGTTACTTTTTCTGAATACATTCAGCAACCTCTTCAAAAGATTTTTTTAGATATTTACTTTTCCATTGACAAAATTGAAAATTGTCATCTTTACATATAAGTGACATTCGTAGTTCAATATTTTTATTTAATTCATTTACAGTATTTGTTCCATGTGCCGCATGAGCATTAAGACACTCCATTTCCATTTCATCATGTGTTAATAAAAATATATATCTTTTGTACTTTGATATGTTTCTACAATCATATGCAACACACAAGTAATAATTCACATCATGGAATAATCTTATCTGAACCATATTCAGAGAATCATTTTGTGGTGTTAATATAGAAATTTTTACTTCTATATTTTTATTACAAGTTGAACGAATATCACCAGAGTTATCACTTGCTTTTATTTTAGTATATCCAAGTTCATTTTGTATTCTTTTTTCAACTTTACTACCATAAGATTGAGGGTTTATAATACTCATACCTTTAATAAACTCTTTTTCAGGTAAATCTATTCCCCAATTTTTTACTGATGAAACAATACTTTTTTGTTCCATTAGTAAATTATATTGTGCATCATCAATTATCATCATATCTCCTCTCATTACAAATATATTATGACACAGTCTTATTCATTTGTCAATTACTCTTTTTATTTTTTTTAAATTTCTTCCTGCGAGATCTCAACCTAGCAAAAACATTTAAAATACGATTCTCTCTTATTTTCTTGATGATTGAACGTCTTCTACGTGCACATTTATCTTTGTGCTTTCTCTCAGCACGATTCATTAAACCCTCCTTATAATAAGTAGTTTAGAATACTATCCCAGTCTGGAAACCTTGCTGTCCCGAACTGGATAAACTCTCCTCTGAATCTACCTGCACCATTTGCTAACCTATCATCTATAAGATAGTCACCAACGTTCAAATGTTTGTTGTGAGATAATATCAATCTCTTGTAAGCATGAGGCATTAGGTTGCCTTGTACCCATTCAACTTTGTCTTGCCAAGCAGAAGGGTTGTTCCATGGTGCTGTTGATAGTATATATGTATCATACTTCTCTGACAACTTAGCAAACCCATCAATTGCACCAGGCATGGGTTCCATCTTTGAAAAGATATTAGGACACTCATCCCACCTGTCTCGGTAGACTTCTTTGAGACCTTCACCCAAAGATTGTATACCAGACTGGAAGTCAACTAAGACACCATCCATATCTACATAGACTATTTCTCGATTGTCTGTACTATTATCAAACATTATAACCTCTCTAAATACAAATTATAGTACCACAACTAAAAGCGATTGTCAAGAGGTTTTTTTAATTATATGATAAAAAATATTTCTTTTACTCAAGTCTGTGAATTATGGGAATATTTACATCCACTTAGAAATCATCTAGAATATTCTAATATGAAATATTTAAATGGATTTAGTGAT